AGAGTATTTTTTTATATGACATTATGTAAACCAAATTTCCCACATTATGTAAACCAAACATTTGTTCGAGACTGAGGACCGAGGATCCCTGCGGTTAGCACATGCTAACAGATTATGTAAACTAATGTAAAATTTTTGTTTTGTTTACATAATATCATACAAAGTTAATAACTTTTTGGTATAATATTCTTGGGGAATAATCCCTAGTAAATAAAATATGTTCAAGGGAGAATAAAGAAATGAAAGTTTGTTGGTTTAGTACTGGTATATCGAGTTTTGTTGCGTGTTATCTATCTGAGGATATAGATGAAATTATTTACACCCACATAGACAATCAGCATCCAGACAGTTTGAGGTTTTTACATGATTGCGAGGATTTATTATATAGGAAGATAACGATTTTGCAATCTCAGTATTTCACTAATGTGGATGATGTAATATTGGCAACACGTTATATTAATGGTGTTGCAGGTGCACCGTGTACCAGAATATTAAAAAAGGAAGTACGTAAAAAATGGGAAAGTGAGCACCCTGGGGAACACACTTATATCTGGGGTTTAGATGCAAAAGAAAAGAATAGAGCTGAACGGATTATAGATTCTATGCCAAATTATAAACATGAATTTCCTTTAATTGCAAATAATATAACTAAAGAACAAGCACACGGAATTGCTTTAGAACTGGGATTAAAGCGTCCTATTATGTATGAGTTAGGTTATCCAAACAATAACTGTATAGGCTGTGTTAAAGGTGGAATGGGTTATTGGAATAAAATTAGAAAAGATTTTCCCGATGTTTTCGAACGAAGAGCAAAAGAGGAAAGATTAATAGGACATAGTTGCATAAAAGGGTGTTTTCTTGACGAGCTTAATCCTAGTAGAGGAAGAAATCATATAGTTGTACCAGATTGCGGTATAGCTTGCGAGATATTAAATAAGGGAGAAGATTGAGAAATGAAAGACACAAGAAATCGTTTTGAAAAAGCCCAACACGTAACAATCGAACTAAACCATCCTAGCAATCTTTTTCGCATAGATATTACAGTTATTGATTATAAGCGTGGCTATGATGTAGATTGGGATTTGATTAGAGAAGTAGCCAGAACATTAAAACTCTACACAGATTCAGCAGATACACTAACTTCTGCAATACTCAATTACAATGGAGTGTTCGCAGGTGAAGTAATATATCATGTAAAAGAGGATAATCTTGTTTGGTACAACACTACAAGCAAGCATGGAAAGAAGGTATACAACGTATGAAGAACACAACAGTAAGAGCTTTTTCGTTAACATCAGATGCAGAGATTGTTATAGAGTCTTTTGCAAAACAATTCAATATTAAGTCAAGGTCTAAAGCACTTGACAGACTGATTAAGGATTATGCTTTAATATCTCAGTATTGCGATAAATGTAAGACTAGAAGAAAAGTATTAAGTGAGGTGAGAAGATGACACTGATTGAACTTGTATTAATCTGGGCAATGGGGCACACAACAGGCATTGGTTTAATGATGCTGTGTGTCTGGATAGCAGAAAAGACAGGACACAGGGCTGACTGGTATCTTAATAGTGAGGATAATGAAGATGAGGATTATTAATTTTTTAAGTAAACTGGATGCAAGCGAAAATGATATGCATTTTGTTATAGGTTATAACTGTTATAAAGATGGCGCTTATTATACAGAGTGGTATGAGGATAAAGAAGCTGTGCTGTCACAGTCTAATACGCTTTTAAAGCGCGATATAAAATCATTCTGGGTGAACTGCAAGGTGAATACTATCTGCATTGAATTAAGGGGATAAGCTATGAACTATACACCAGAAAGCTTAATCTTAGAAGACGAGAAGGATTTAAGAAAAGAATATACAAGATACAGAGACATTGCGCAGAAACGCTTGAAACGATTAAGAAATGAAGGTTTCGGCAGGTCTCAAATAGCTCAAGCATTTGGTGGCGGGGACGTTCCAAAACTTTCAACAATGAAGACTAAAGAAGATATTGTTTTTGCCTTAACCACTCTTAAGGGTTTCATTGATGCTAAACAATCAACTGTTAAAGGCATGAGAAAGTATATCAAGGAAGAACGTGAAAAGGCTAGCAAGATAGATGAGAAACTGGCTGAAACTATAGCTACATTGAACAAGCGTTTTCCAGAGGGTAACAAGTTTCATAAAGACAACATACAGAATTTTTTCGATTTTATGAATAACAGAGTAACGCAGGAAATCGAAAAGATTGTTTCTAGTGATAGAATAGCACTCTTATATAAGATTGCAGAATCAAAGAAAATCACTGATATGAAACAACTGTTAAAGTCTGAAAAAGAGTTGCTTTTCTTTATCAACAATCTTGAGAATTTGGAAGTTGCTGAGTTACCAAGAGGGAAATATAAATCAGCTAAAGCTTATAAGGCTTGGATAGAGAGCGAGATATCACATGGAAGAGATAGAAGCGAACTTTATAAATCAAAGTATTATGAGGATAATAGAGGGGCAAAAGCAACTAATAAGCGTGGAAGAGCTAGAAAGAAATATTAAAGCGTTATGCCAGATGTGCGGACAGGAACGCAGACCAAAAGGCAATAGGGGCACAAAAAAGAAGATATACTATAGAAGAATGATTTGTGCATTTGATATAGAAACATCCACTATAGTATATAATGAAGAACTGCATTCTATAATGTATCTCTGGCAATTTGCAGTTACAGACTTTGCACACAAACAGATAATCTGTTATCTGGGAAGAATTTGGGATACTTACAAAGTTATCACAGACACTATTAATAGTGTCTGTGAGGACTTAGTTGTTGTATATGTCCATAATCTGTCATATGAGATACAATTTTTGAGCGGTCTGTATGACTTTCAGAATGAGGATGTATTTTGTTTGAAGTCTAGAAAGGTTCTAAAAGCTGTCAATGGCAAGATAGAATATAGGTGCTCAATGCTGCATTGCAATATGTCTCTGGGGAAATGGACACACCAATTAAAAGTTAAGCATGAAAAACTGGATGGTGATGATTTTAACTATTCTATTGTGCGTTATCCTTGGACGCCTTTAACTGCTGCTCAAATTGCGTATGGATCGCATGATGTTCTAGGGGTGGTTGAAGCTATCCTGACTGAGATGCAGAGAGACAATGATAACTTGTATAAAATCCCACTCACAAGCACTGGTTATGTAAGAAGGAATGTAAAGCAAGCTATGAAGGAAATAGCACACCAATTGGTGAGGGTACAGTTAGAACTTGACTTACATGTTTACGAACTTCTTAATGAAGCCTTTAGAGGCGGAGACACCCATGCAAACAGGTATTTCACTAACAGGATTTTGGAAAATGTACACAGCTATGATAGAAGCTCCTCTTACCCAGATGTAATACTTAACAACTTATTTCCAATGACGCAGTTTAGACTTAACGCTTATATCAAGACTATGGATGATATAGAGAAAGATATAGCAATAAGGGAGAGGGCTTGTCTGGCTAGGATAGCCATATACAATTATTATCAAGATGATTTGTATAACGGTTTTCCCTATTTAAGCTATAGTAAATGTAGACACGTATTAAATCCAGTGTTAGACAATGGCAGGATACTTTCAGCCGATTATCTGGAAACAACTGTAACAGATATTGATTTAAAAATAATCATAAAAGAAATGGGGGATGATGGTTTTATTGTTCCGCTAGAGTATTATTCAGCAAAGTATTATTCATTACCAGAACAGATAAAAGAAGAAGTGCGAAAATATTATAGAGGGAAGACTGAGCTTAAAGGGGTGACGGATAATCCAGATAGTGAATACTACTATATGAAATCAAAAAATCTGCTTAACAGTATTTACGGTCTTTTTGTTCAATCTCCTTGTAAGCAAAACATCCTGTTTGATGATTGCCAGTATAATGAAGATACAGTGCCACTTGAAGAACTGCTTACAAAGTATAACAAAAGAGCTTTTACAAGTTTTCAGTGGGGTGTCTGGGTAACAGCCCATGCAAGATTGGAATTACGGAAAGCCATTTGGGAAGTTGGTGCTAGATGGGTAACATATATCGACACTGATTCAGTTAAATTTTTAGGCAGTGCGGACTTTACAAGGCTTAATGCAGAATACATAAATAACAGCGAAAAGAATAAGGCTTACGCTAAAGACGCACAGGGAAAGATACATTATATGGGGGTGTATGAGTATGAGGGAACGTATGGCAGATTTGCAACACTGGGAGCTAAAAAGTATGCGTATGAGAAAGACGGAGAACTGCACATAACAATTGCAGGAGTGAACAAGAAAAAAGGAGCTAAAGAGCTTGCAAGGAATGGCGGTATTGAACGGTTTTTACTTGACACAAAAACTAATAAGTGTCTAGGCATAACTGAACTAGACACTAACGGATTTATCTTTAAAGAAGGTGGTGGTCACGAACTTATTTATAATGATTCAAAAAGTTACGGTACTACACAGATTGAGGGGCATGAAATAGAAATAACAAGGAATGTGGTTATTAAAGAATCTACTTATCAATTAGGTGTTTCAGCAGATTATAAAAGAATCATTGAAGGTACAGATTATTGGTATGAAGAGATAGTATAAAAGTTATAAACTGCTTATAATAGGAAGTGGGGAAACATCCCCAGAATTAAGCATATAGATAAGAAAGTGAGGTACACAAAATGACAATCAAGAGAGCTAGTGCAAATGTAGAAAATGACAAGCGTATGCTTTACAAGCTCACGAAATCCCCGAACGTGGAAAAGCTCAAGAACGCAGTTGAAACTACAATCTATGTCAAGGCATTCTGCTATTATAATGATGCAGAAGAAGGTGAAAACGAAAAGCCCATTCTTACTCTTCTTGCATCAGATGGCAGTGTGTATGGTACGAACAGCAAAACAGCAATGAGCAACTTTTCAGATTTGCTTGAGTTTTTCATTGATGATATTGATACTGAAAAAGGGCTTGCAGTTGCGGTTTCTTCTTCAATCTCTAAGAATGGAAGAGAATTCATTCTGCTTGAGCTTGGTGAATAATCCGTTCATGTTTTCTTTCTTCCAGAGGGGGGGGCTTGTCTAATTGACAAGCCCTTTACTTTTAAGAGGTGATAATATGAAAAATGAAATATATCTTGATAGCGGTTATTTGAACGTGGACTATATCGTTAATCTGGATTATCCTTTTACCTTTATCATAGGTGCAAGAGGTGTAGGAAAGACATATGGAGTACTAAAATATATATATGAGAACAAAGTAAAATATATACACCTAAGAAGAACACAGGTACAGGCAGATTTGCTGTGCTCTAATGCTTTTCAGCCATATAAGCAATTATGCACTGATTATAACTGGAATATAGGTGTAACGCCAGTTGCGAAAAATATTAGCGGTCTGGCTGAGATTGAGGAAGAAACTTTTCTTACACCTTTTGGTTATCTGTGTGCATTAAGCACTTTCTCAAATTTGAGGGGTTTTGATGCTAGTGACGTGGATGTTATTTTTTATGATGAATTCATACCAGAGAAAACAGCAAAACCGATTAAGAGTGAATATGAGACTTTACTTAATGTTTATGAAACTGTCAACAGAAATAGAGAGCTTAAAGGGAGCAAGCCAGTAAAATTGATTTGCTGTGCGAACAGCAATACTATAGATAATCCATACTTTATAGGATTGGGAGTGATTAATAAAATAGCATCAATGCAGTCAAAAGGCAAGATGATTTATACAGATGATGATAGAGGACTTCTGATAATCAATCTGAGCAAAAGCCCTATAAGTGCAAGGAAAAAGAACACAGCTTTATACAAGCTGAGTGAAAACACAGACTTTGGTGATATGGCATTGAACAATCTCTATAGTGGTACTGATATGAGTACAATATCAAGAGAGAGATTAATAGAGTATAAACCAAGGGTAAGTGTAGGAGAGATAACAATATACAGGCATAAGTCTAAGAACATTTATTACGCAACTACTCACAAGAGTGGAAGTCCGATAACTTACAACACTTCAACAGATGATTTGGAGAGATATAGAAACGCTTGGAGAAAGATTTATTTATGCGCTTATTATGAGGATAGGTTCTTATTTGAAGATGCAGTGTCACAAGTTTTATTTAAAAGATATACAATGCAGTAGACAATAGTTGCGTGCAGCTATGCCAGGATCCTCCCATTTTTGGGAGGATTTTTCTATTTCAATAGCCAAATTTTGTTATTAACATCTTATAATAGAAGTGTAGGGGTGGTGGCTGTCTATATGCAGAGACCGGAAGTCTCAGACATGCTAGGGCACTAGCTGAAAACACCACCCCCTATAATCTATATAGGAAGGAGTGATAGAATTGAACGTGGACAGCATTATTACTTTAATCGGAAGTGTAGGTTTTCCAATTGCTATGTGCCTTTACATGACAGTAACCTTTAACAAGACACTGGAAAACCTTGATGATAGGATTCTTGCATTATCTACAAGAATTGATGTACTGATAGACAAAGTATTGGAGAACAAGAAAAATGGCAACAGCTAATGATGTTTTAAAAGTAGCTGAGAGTTACAACGGAGTAAAAGAGGGGAGTGCAAGACACAGAGAAATACTAGATATCTATAATTCACACAAACCGCTTGCAAGAGGCTACACAGTAAATGGAACCGATGCATGGTGCATGACTTTCATTAGTGCTTGCTTTATAAAGGCAAATGCAGTTGATGCACTGGGGCTTACAGAGTGTGGATGTCAAGAGTATGTGAACTATGCACGCAAGAATAATATGCTAGTCAATAATCCCATTGTCGGGGATTTGGCTTTTTATGACTGGGGTAATGATGGAGTTGTTGACCATGTGGGTATTATTTATTTTGAAAGCGGTAATAATCTCTTTATAAGAGAAGGTAATAAAAATGATATGGTGACAACTAGAGTTATTTCCAAAACTTCACCCAGTATCAAATGTTTTGTGCGTCCACGATATGACAAACACAGCACAACATATGATGATTCAAAACTATCTTTTGCACAGAGTTTTAACAGGAAGATTGCAGGTGAATATATCTGTACTGCTAGTGATTTTGTTGCACTGAGATATAATCCATATGTAGAAGAAAGTGACAAGAAGAATAACAAAATTGCAGAAATCAAAAAAGGAGAGACTTGTCACAATTACGGTTATTTCACTAATGACTGGCTTTTAGTTGTTTACAAGGGCAAGACTGGATTTGCCAATAAAATGCATTTAAGAAAGAAGGTATAATATGAGCTTTACAAATGATGATATTTTAACACTTGCAAGAGCAGGATTTACAGCACAGCAGATAGGGGCACTCAACAGTGTAAATGTTGCGACACCTGTGACACCTGCGACACCTGCAAACAGCGATACACTTTCTCAGATTCTTACAGCTATTCAGACTAATGCAATTAACGCAACTGAACAGCCGAAACCTCAGACAACAGATGATATTCTGGCAGAAATTATCAATCCACCTACTACAAAATAAGGAGTATAAGAAATGGCAGTAAATACGTTATCATTTAATCAAGTTTCAACTGTACTGGCAGAGGTTACAAGCCTTGCTACAGGTGGCACTGTGCAAACGCCTGTTGACACAGCTTCTTTTGTATCGGTGGCTAACACTGCACTGCTTACAGGATATGATAATCTTCTTAATGCTGTGTCGCAGGTACTCACAAGAACAATTTTTTCTGTTCGTCCATACTCAAGAAGATTCAAGGGGCTAGAGGTTGATTCTCTAAGATGGGGTAATGCGATTAGGAAACTGCAAGCCCTTGATATGCCTTTTGAAGATGATGATAGAATGACTTTAACAGATGGCGAAAGTATTGACCAGTATGTTGTACTAAAGCCGAGAGTACTTCAAACTAACTACTACGGAATTAATCAATACCAGAAACATCTTACACTGTTCAGAGACCAAATTGACACTGCTTTTCATAGTCCAGAGGAGTTAGGCAGATTCTTTTCTATGATTCTGTCAAATGCCAGTGACCAGATTGAACAGAGCAAGGAAAATCTTGAGCGTGCAACAGTAGCTAATCTGATTTGCGCAACTAATGAAATCGGAAATACAGAAAGCGTTCTACATCTTGTAACACTGTATAATGGTTATGCAGGAACTTCTCTTGATTCAGAGACAGTTTTACAGCCCACCAACTTTCAGCCTTTTGTACAGTGGCTTTTCGGTTATCTGGGAGAACTGATTGACAAGATGGCTGAACGCTCTAAACTATTCCACCTTAATATCACAAATAAAGAAGTTATGCGGCACACCCCTAAAGACAGAATGAAAGTGTACTTTAACAGTGGTATTTCTAACCATATGGACACTAGCGCTTTTTCTACAATCTTCCATGATTCTTACTTGAAGAAGGTGGATTATGAAAAAGTTGTATTCTGGCAAGATATTAAGAATCCTATGAAGATTAGCGCAGACTGCGGTTATATTAATACATCTGGCACTGTTACGCACAGTGAAGTTACACTTAATAATGTTCTGGGTGTTATCTTTGATGAAGAAAGTGCAATGATTAATATGGTCAATCAGTGGCAAGCTAACAGCCCATTCAACGCAAGGGGTGGATATACAAATATGTTCTGGCATTATAGTCTCAGATACCTAAACGACAACACGGAAAACTGCGTTATCCTGCTTTTAGATTAATAAGGGGCTTTAGAATTATGTCTTTTAATGTAATGTTTGGCACTATTTACAAAAAGCATAATTCTACATTTAGAGGGGCTAGCGGTTCACACAGCATACAGTGTGACTGTTCTTTAAAAGAGGACTGCTCAGTTAACAGCCCCTCTTTATTTGTAGATTTAGATAGTTCACATATTTTTGGAAGTGGTACGGCATTGAATCATTGTTATATACCGCTTTTTGACAAGTATTATTTTATTGATAACTGGACTTATGAGCGTGGCAATTGGAGAGCAGACTGTTCTATTGATGTACTGGCAACATGGCGTTCTTCAATTGGTAATTCAACACAATATGTTCTAAGGTCATCTAATCAGTCAGATGGCAATATATTTGATGCTTTTTACCCTGTTAAGAATTCAATCACTCACAGTTATTCTAATGCATCAAACCCCTGGACTATTTATGGTGGTACTTATGTTATAGGTACTATTAGTGGCGGCGGTATGGGATTGGGTGCTGTTGGATATTATGCTTTAACTTCCACACAGTTTCACGATTTAATGGTGTATCTCTTCAATAATGTAGGCGGTTATTTTGATTTAACGCAAGTTGCACAGGATATAACAACAGAAACATTTAAGGCGTTATATAATCCTTTTCAATATATAGCGAGTGCAATGTATCTACCATTTTCATTAAGTGGGATGTTACCCAGTCAACAGCATATTGATGTTGGTTATTGGACTATCCCAGTTTATGGTGGAAGATTAACAACATTAGAACCTTATTCTAGAAGTTTTACTCTGTCTTGGAGCGGTTCACACCCTAATGCTAACAGAGGAGATTATGTTTATTGCAATCCATATACAAGAGTTGAGGTAGACTTTCAACCTTTTGGACATTTTCAACTTCCTAGTGATATTGTATATGATAGGGGTGGAGTTGAGGTTGAGTTTAAAGTTGATACTATCACAGGCAAAGGCACTTGTTATATAGGCGGAGTAATTGAACCTTATATGACAGTAGAAGCGCAAGTAGGAGTACCAATTCAGATATCACAAATGGCTACTGATTATCTAGGGGCATTCACTACTACTGCGCAGGGTGTAGGAAATACTATATCAAATATAATGCAGGGTGATATAGGTGGAGCTATTGGAAGCGGTGTAGCTTGTATAGATTCTAGTATAAGGGCTCAAGTTCCCACACTTTCAACTATGGGTAATAATGGGGGTCTTTCTTCATTAGTACAGGCACCAGTTGCTATATATACTTATTATGGTCTTGTGGATGAAGATAACGATAGAAATGGTAGACCACTTTGCAAGCATAAGCAGATTAACACAATTAGTGGTTATATATTGTGCGCAAATGCAGTGGTTGAAACGGGTGGAACTTTTGAAGAGAACCAAGAAATCAGTAGACTAATGAACAGCGGTTTTTATTATGAATAAGATACCAGTAAACCCTCCTGCTAATATATGGTGTAAAGAAGCCATTACAGTTTTTTGTACTTGTGCATATTTCATAAGCTCTATAAATCCTGCTGTCTGGGAAAATTTTGATGATAGTGATTTATATAATGGGCTTGGGCTATTACTGCATAAACCCGCATATGAAATCATAGACTATATAGGAAATAATTACCCTAACTTAACAATTGAAAATGGATTGATACAGATGAAATTCTTTGAATCTAGTGCATTCAATTGGCAAAGCGGAACTGCCTATGACTATCAAACATTTGCAGATTTTACACAGCATTGTTCAGTGAATTGGACTTTGGAACTTCAGCACTTCTTAGAGCAGATTGGATATTGTAATACAACAGAAGCGCAGTCCTATGCTAACCAGTGGCACAGCTATGCATTTAATCTATATATGGATTTTTTGAGTATGAATCCCGATGATTATAAAAAATTGAAATGGATCGCTCGTAATGGACTGCTTACTGCTGCTGAAATTGAAAATAATCTACATATCCTATTTGCATATTCTCAAGGGGTTGTGTATGAAAAAAATCTGATATGGCTTTATTTTAAGATGAAAGAGGGCAATAAAAAATGAATCTACCAATTTACTATCAACAGGAAAACATAATTACTGCCAGTAATAGTCCAGGCATCGTACATTGTGGAAATACAACGCTTGTCAATCTTTTCAAAAGATATCTATACCAAGAGGCTGTATCTACAATAAAGGCAGATATACCCGACACATGGAATAGAGACTATTTTCTTTATGTACTGTTTGCACTGGGTTATATTGCAGTAGTGAACACTAATAAATATGGTGTTATATGCCAATATTGCGGTCTGTATGGGCAGGACGTTTATTATGCACCAACACATGTTACTATATCTAATCCTCTTTTACGTGGTACACTAACACCTAGAATCCATGTACAGTGTGAAGTGTTAAAACTTACACCCGATTATTGCGGAATAGATGATTTGATAACATACTATGCTAACAAGCTTGCTTTATGCGCTGAAAATGTCGATATTAACCTTATTAATAGCAAACTTGCTTACCTATTTCTTGCAGGTAATAAAAGTGCTAGTGCAACATTCAAAACACTATTTGATGATATAGCAAGCGGTAAGCCCGCAGTTGTTGTTGATAAATCTCTAGTACGTGAGGACGGGTCTTTAGGTATTGAGCTTTTTAATCAGCATTTAAAAGAAACTTACATAGCTAGTGATGTAATGGAAGATATGCGTAAAATAAGGGCAGACTTTAACACTGTTATTGGTATACCTAACGCTAACACAGATAAGCGTGAAAGACTAATCTCTGATGAGGTGAACGCTAACAACACAGAAACTAAAACAAGGCTGGATTTGTGGGTTGAATCATTAAATGAGTGTGCGGAGAAAGCTAATAAAATGTTTGACTTAAATCTGCATTTTGAATCAAGGTATAAAGAAGAAAGTGAGGGGATAGAGAATGTCAAGCCAAAAAGCAATGATTAACACCCTTATGTTCTATCACTGGGATAATACACTATTCAATAATATGCAGTTACCAACAGAGTTGAACAGACAAACTGTTATAGATGCAATTCTGTTAGAAACTAGTGACTTCCCTTTAATTATCACAGACCTACCCACCTTGAAATACAGTATAGAACTATGGTCAAAACACAGGGTTGATATATGGAAGAAACTGTATGATACAACACAGTATGAGTATAATCCTATTGAAAATTATGACAGGCATGAAATAACACATGACGACTTGTATGAGACTGGTTATGGACTTGTAAAGGGAGATGGTGCAGAGGATAAAACAGAGAGAGCACTAGTAAAAAGTGGACAGATTGACCATACTAAAAGTGGCTATGTAGAACATACAAAAGCAGGAGCTATTGACAGGTCTATAAATGGTAGTTACACAGATGCAAACACAGGCACTGATATTAATACAAATGCAGTTTCTGCTTTTAATGATAACGGTTATAGTGACCATGAACAGACAAGTTTACAACATGGATTGTCAACAGAAAGAATGTATAATGGTTATGTTGAAACCGAAACCTATACAAATTATGCAGAGACTGACCACTATAATACATATGTGGAAACTGAAAGTTATGGACTTCCAGATAGCATATATAATCCAACTGATATTGAAACTATTAAAACTAAGAATCTTTCAGGAGAGAGAACAGATAGAAATTTTAATAACAATAGAACTATTGATGCTCACATTCATGGTAATATTGGAGTGACCACAACACAGCAGATGATACAGGCAGAGCGTGAAGTTGTGATGTTTGATGTCATAGACCAGATTGTTACAGATTATAAAACAACATTTTGTATATTAATTTATTAAGGAGATAACTATGCCGTTCTTTTTTGACCATTACCCATATACAAACTTCCATAATATTAATCTTGACTGGGTGCTCGAAGCTGTAAAAGCGTGGGGTGCATTAGTTGAAGAGAATAATATAAAATTTCACAATCTTGAAGAAGCTATGAACTCTTTTAGAACTGCACTTCTTAGTGAATGGAATACTTTTCACGATGAAACACAAAACGAAATAAACCAATTTGAAATATGGACACAGAACTATCTGCAAAATTTAGATGTCCAAGAAGAGATTAATACAAAACTTGATGAAATGTTGTCAAGTGGCGTGCTGTCTCCATACTTTGCTCCTTACATCCAGAGTGATGTGTCAGACTGGTTACAGAATAACATTACACCCACATCTCCTGCTATTGATGCAAGTTTGACCATTAGTGGCGCTGGAGCGGATGCTAAAATCACTGGTGATAAAATTACCGACATAAATAATTGTATAGGTGACAATGTTATTGAATGGCTAGATGGCTATGCAATTCAAGGAAGCTCTGGTGCGCTTATTCCAGATAGCGCACAATCTGTAGCAACTGTAAATGTAATAGGCGGTTCTTATATTAGTGGTTATACGCGCGGAGGTACTGGTGATAGCAGAGGGTACGCATTTTATAATGTAAACGGTAAATATATTTCTGGTGGCTATAATAGTGGCTCATCAAGTTATGATTATAACTTTAATATTGATGTACCGGATAAAGCAACTATTATAAAAATTACTTGCAATACTTCATATAAAAACGCTTTTAAAGCTATAACAAATAATTTAATAAATGGTGTTTCAAGTAATACAAATAGAATTTCAAACGCAGAAAATATAACATCATATAATAATACACAAATAAATGATTTAGTTGGTTTAAAACAATGGGTAAACATAGATAACTTTGAATTAGGAACACTTTTTGTAACACAAGGGCAACTATCTGGAAGCAATAATAACAAGCGTGTAAGATTAAAACTTGATAAAATACAATTTCTTAATAAAGGTGATGTTTTCGGTCTAACAAATTATGACACCTTTAGATTTATGGTTTTTTATTCAAGTGATAATACAACTTGGACACAAGGAACATGGCAAACAGTAGACTACACTCTACCTAGTAACGGTTATTATTCATTCTTAATAGATGATACAAGTGGAACAACTTATAATAATGCAGAAACATTATTTAATTTAATTACATTCAAATGTTATAATTCTTATATAGAATCAACAAACAGAAATATAAATAAATTAAAACTTGCAACTGGTAATAAATTCTGTCATTTTTCATTTGATGATGTTCAATATTGTATGATGGATTTACAAACCAATGAAGGAACATACACTAGCATATTTGATAATCCGTTTTTTGCAATGTTAAAAGAAATCCATGAAAACTATGGTGCTGTATTCAGTTTATATTTATTTCTTGATAATAGTATGAGTGGTATCTCTGGATACCCAACAAGTTTTACAAGCGAATTTAGTAGTAATTCTGATTGGTTAAAATTTGGACTTCATCAAGGAAGTACAAATTATGAGAGCACTACAGCGCAGACAGCATTAAGTGATTATGAAACATTTACACAAAATATAATAAATATTTGCGGTAGTGCCAATTCAATAGATAGGTGTCCAAGATTGGCAAATTTCAAAGGAAATATAAATTCTATTCTTGCAATGCGTGATACGGACGGGGGGATAGTGGGGTTATTATCTGCATATGATGATAGAGATAGTTATTATTTAGATAGTGATACATCTGCATATTTATTTAAAAATGGTAAATATATAGATTATGAACATCAAATTACTTTCTATAGAACTATAAAAACTTTTGAGGTTGCAAATCCTAACATTGAGCTACCAATATTAAACAGTCTTTCTGGTTACAATAGAAATAGCTATGCAATTATGATGATGCACGAATATGCTATTTATGGCTCAGATTATACATTAGTAACTTCTATGAAAGACCGTATCATATATGCTTGTAACTGGGTAAATGAAAATGGCTATGCTTGGGACTATCCAATGCATAGGATTCTGTAACATTTACAGTTAATTGTCTAAATAGATGAAAATCATTTAATCAAATAAAATAATATTTTATACAACACAATGCCTGGCACTAGCTAGGCATTAGTTGACATAATATGTTTGTTGGTGCTAACTCGGTCCATGGATCACTGTCCAACGAACAAATGTTCGGTTTACATAATGTGGGAAATTTGGTTTACATAATGCCATATAAAAAAATACTCT